TAAATGCATCTTTAAGACCCGAAGCGGCTGTTTTAACAACACCTCCGAGACTGCCGATTTCTTTAAAAAACTTTACAACTGCTTTACCAATACCTACAACGCCTGCAAATGCTAATCTTAATCCTTGTAATGCTTTAGTAATTAAGAAGAAATTTGCCGCAACCATTGCTAGTTGGAAACCAATTTTTAGATATTTTGCAAATTCATCAAAGTTTTGTCCTGCTCTATAAATCATCATTGCTAGTAATTCTAATGATATGGCAAGAGTTTTACCTGCTTGTGAATTTTGTTCAAATTCGTTGTATGCTAATTTAGATGCTGTTTGGACTTCTTCAAATGCACCTGCTATTGTTGGTACAGTGTTAGCAAATGCAGTTACAATACTGTCTCTGGCTTTTCTCATGGCGTCAACAAATACTTGACCTGTAATCTTACCTTCAGAACCTAACTTTCTTAATTGTCCTATAGGGACATCTAATTCTCTTGCAAGGGCTTCTGTGACAATTGGCATACCTTCTAAAATAGAACGTAATTCATCACCTTGGAATCGACCAGATTGTAGTGCTTGACCTAACTGAAGCAAAGGACCTGCGGCTTCAGCGGCACTTATGCCTGAAGATGATATTGCTTTAGAAAGAGAGTCAGTAATTACTGCTGTTTCTTTCATACTGATACCAAGAGTACCACTTGCTCGTGCTATTCTAAAAAATAGATCACCAACTTGTTCTAATGGTGCACGAGAATTAATTGCAATACCAGCAATTGCTTTAAACTGTTTTTCTACTTCACTAGCATCTGGTGTTATTGTTCTTAGTCTGTTACCTAAACTTGTAATACTATCAGCAAATTGTACAACTTGTCCAGCACCTAAAGCAAGACCAATACCAGCAATTGCTTTTTCTAAGCCATTAAGACTGCTCTGAGCATTTTTTGTATTGACTGCGACTGTATAGTTTAAATCTGCCATAATATTTCCTTATTTGCGCCTTAAGATTTTCTTAATGTATTTGTCTACTGCTTGAATCATTGGTTTACTCATACCTTTTGGTGCTTTAGGACTTGAGCCATTGTCTAACACTCTAGCATATGGATACGCCGCAACAATCGTACTTCCTGCAAGTTTCGTATTGCTTTGAGCATGACCTGTTTTTCCACGTGGTGTGTTCTCTACAAAGGACTTGTAAGCAACTTGAGGTACCTTTTTGTTTAACTCTTTAACTAATTTTTTTAAACTAGGAGTTATAGTATCTTTACTTTTCTGTATGTCAAATATGTCAGCCATCTATTTTCCTTTCATTGCTTTCAATTCGTCTACTGTATAATCCGGTATTGGTGCTTTACCAGTACTAGATTTTTTATTATGATAATGCTCAAATGACATTGCCGCATCCATAATGAACAGATCAAATGAGTCTGCTCTTTTTAACACTTCACTAGGCAATAAAGCATATCTTTTACCTAGTGAATCTATCTGCATAATCGAGGTCATTTTTGCAGATTCTACATCTAATGCCTCGCTTGTTACTTCCCCAACGATTCTGTGACCTTCGTAATTACTCTAAGTAATATATGAGAAGGTAACATGTTTTTTGCAGTTAGTAACGGCTTGCCTTTTTCATCAAGTATTAAATCCTTTACAATATTTATAATCGTTGCTGATCCTTTCTCTGAAGGATCTACATTAGCAAGTTGCATAAAAATTTCCATGGGTTGTCGGTCCCAAGTATGAAATACTAGAGCCTCACCATATTCTGCTATTGTTTCTTTGTCATCTAAGCTAATTTCGACTAGCTTAGGCTCTTTTGATATTTCTGATAGTTTCATTTGTTAATTCTCCTATGAATTGTTTTTGCTATTGTATTTAGTGTCGCCGGTAAGGCTTTCTAGTACTTGATTTAAAAGTGCTAGTCTAAATTGTTGTTTTGCTTTAAGTTGACGAATAGTAGCACCCATGTTATCTAACATAGGTATCATTTTCGCTTCGTCAGCGATTAATGATTGAAGTTTGTCTTCGTCTGATTTTAACCAGACATCGTTTGTTTGTGTCATTTGTTATCCTTGAGTTCAATAGTTAATTATATGCCTGAGACGCACTGTAATGCGTTCTAAGCGATTCTTTCGCCTTACGAGTAGTAAGACTCAAATAAAAGTAAAGACGCTTTTTACAGCGTCTCTACGATTGTTTTATTACAAGTTATTATCCAGTAACTCTGCCAGTAGTCAATGAGCCTGTTACAGCTATTTCCATTGGTGATACCCAGACAGGTGAGTCAGGCGATACTGTAGGGGCAATGGATGTAATATATCCAGTTCCTCTATACCAGTATGCTTGAGCATCGCCGGTTCTTAACGCTGTATCAGCGTCAAGTGCTCCGTCCATCACTAGAACCCATTGAACATAGGTTTTAGTAGATGCCAGTCCGTTCACACCAGAAAATTGTGCTGATGGATCAGTTGCAGTTGAATCTCCGAAGAAATCAGTTGCATCAATAACAATATTTGTAGAAATAGAGTTATCTGCTGGGGTGGTTATTTTGTTCATATCTGTTGAGCAGAAATCTACCCAAGAAAATATGCCTGTGCTGTTATTCACAGTAATGTCTTGTAAACAAGTTACGTCTAAAGCATCTTCCGTTGATACCCAATTAACTGAACCAGTACCGTTGTATAAATTGCCGGTATCTGTGTTCGATGTCAAGTAAATATGCGGTTGAAAGCCTGTTGTATTTACGGTTATTCTAGCCATGTTGTTTTCTCCTTAAGAAATGATAGCGTTATTAAATTCTAGTCTAGTTAAATTAAATGTATAGGTATGTATTTCGCTTTTGTTACCAATTGTAACATCTCTGCTATATTCAACTGATGTATATCCATCAAAGAAATTGACATTACCTGCCAAGTTATTGATAGCGTTTAGTATGACTGGCGCTTGTGGATCGTTTTGAAATGATATGTAAAGAATATTAAATTCATCTACAGCATCATACATTGAACCACATTTCTGTACTGCTAATTGATTAACTGTTCTGCTGTTCTCAGTTACATCATCGACATAAAGTCCATATGCAATTGTAGAGTCTTCAGAAGGATAGTTAGCAGACACTTCAATGATTGGTGTCTGTATCTTTGCGACTTCTCGCAAATATGTTACTATCTTTGCTTTGTCAACTAGTGGCAGATTGCTTAATGCCATTTAGAACCATCTCCTATTGTTATTGAAGAAGTCAGCATCTGCTGTCCAATTCTCTTCCAATTTAGTTGTTGGTCCTTCAGGGGCATCCTGATACAAGTCATAAAAATTCATAAGTTGAAGGGCTTTCTCGTATTCTTTCTCATATCTTTCTAAAGCGTGATTATAGTTAGCAGTGTCAACAGAGTTAACATTACTAGTATCAGATACCAAACTAGAATAAAACGTCTCAACAGCTTTGAAGGTGTCGAGACGAATTAAAGTTTGATCGCTCTTAATCAAAAGATTAGGATTGAATGAAGAGATTAATTGCCCATTCGGTAAATTAGCGTATAAAGTGCTACCTGTCGTAGCATCTACATATGCAGGCCACCATCCAAACTCAAGTGTATACAAGATTTCTTGCGACCCTACATTAAAGTAAGTGTCCCAATCGATTTGCATTTGAGCCGCACGGCGTTCAGCCGCAGGATCATAAAATATGATATCTGCTACTGTTGCATTTGAGATTCTTTGAAAAGGTACTGACATTTTATACTATCCTATTTTATTAAATTTAATTAACCTTGAGAAATATTAATTGCACCACCACGTCTTACGTCAGCAACTCCAGCACCCATATACGCAAGTCCAGTTAACCACATTTGTAGTCCACCTGGTTTCTCGCCCATTTTGATCTGAAGTCCTTCTTTAAGAACTGTGAACAATGCTGTTTCGTGGAAGTAAGCTCCTACTTTAACAGCTACAGCCTGTCCGTTAACGTTACCGTTAGTTGGAGTTGCTCCACCCGCGTCTGCAACGACATCTACTAAGAAGTTAGAGAAAATAACTCTACATCCATATAGATTTGTTAATGTCCCAGTAGCAAGTAATTCTTCACCAAGTGAAGTAATTGCTGATCCACCTTGACCTGGGGCAGTTTGAATTGCTCCGCCAGATAGTTCAGATAATGCTCTGATCATTGAAGAACCTTGATTGTTAACTCCTGCAGGTGTAGCACCATTAGAATCTAAAACAATAATAGGTGTTCCAGGAAGTTTTGCAACAACATAGTTTTGTTTAATTAACTGAACAAGTCCTAGAACTGTGTTAGAAATAAAACCAGCAGTACCACCGGTAATATCGCCGCCGTCTACTTGAAGTTCCATAGCACCTAGTTCACTGATGACTGCAAAGCCATCACCAACAGCTGGAATAGCCGCTGTGTTGCCTGGTGTGTTTTTGAAACCAGTTGTTCCAGCTACTGCACCACCAGTACGCACGAAAGCCGCACATACACGTTGGTCAACTTTTTCGCCGTATGATCCACCTAATTCTTCACCAAGCGTTGCCGCTAGTTCGAATGAAGTTGTCCATGCGTAGAAAACATCAAAAGCCGTGGCTGCTACTGCAGGTGTTGCTTGGATGGCTGCCTGTGTCATTGCTGGGTTTTGCTCTGTTGCTGGTGGAAGACCTGATCCGCCGGCTGGTGTAAGACCCGGGTTATAGTCTTCATAAGTGATAGCACCGAAATTTGGTACTAAGTAAGTGTCGCCTTGGTTAGGGGAAACGATTCTTGTATAGTCTACAAGACCCTGCGATTCGTGCATCGCTTCTAGTGCGAAGTTAGCTATAGTGGTTGTAAAACCGTTTGCTTCTCCATTTGCACCGTTTAGTAAATACGCCATGATTAATCTCCTTTAAAAATATTATATTGGCTTAAACAATTAGTTCCGTTTGGGACTTGAGTCAGATATTGTTACGCCAGACATTTTAAGTCCACCGCCTCTACCAAAACCATTCTTAGTTTTCCATGCTTTAAAAGCGGCTGGATCTTTAGTATAGTCTGGAACAGCATCTAGGTCGCTACCTGCGAATCTAGTCTGACCCGGTCTTAAACCGGAACCTGATTGAGTTGATGATGTTTGCTTGAGTAACTTTGGGTTACCTTGTGCTACTTCTTCAACTAAATCCCTTATAGTAAGTGGCATGCCGTCTTGTCCGTATCGTTCTTGTCCTTTAGCGTTTACAATGCTGTAAGTGCTGTCATCATTCCATTGAATATTAGACTTAACTTTTTGCATAGCATACTCTGTAAGATCAGAATCAAAACGATCACCCATTGACTGCATGATATCAGATTCTAGTTCTTTACCTTTTAAAGCCGTCTCTTTTTGAGATAGCTGTTTTTGTAAATTCTGAAACTGTTCTTGCAAATCATTATTAGAAACAGAACGAGTCTGTTGCTCTGGTTGACGTTGCTCCACTGGCTGTACGTTGCCACCGGATTGTGATGCTGTAGACTTAGCAATAAACGCAACTGCATCTTCGACTGAACTTAAGTTTTGTCCTGATGCTCTGCTCAATGCATTTAGAATGCCTTGAGTTTGTGATTTGCGTATAGCACTTGGGTTTACATTATCACTTGAAGTTTGAGATTCAACATTATTGTCTCCACTCACTACTGCTTCTTCTTGCAGGGCTTGTTCGTTGCCACCGATATTTTCATCAATCATTAATTTCTCCTATTTTACGTAATAAACGATTATTGGTTAACACAATATTTATCGGCCTGTGTTCATGCCGTTTAATTGCACAGCAATTGCTTGTTGTGTTTCATAAGATGGTCCAGTGTTCTGAATAGCTACTCCAGGTCCTGAACTACCATATTGATCTACTTCATAACTTCCATCATCAACTCCTTCGTAGTCATAACCAGTTGGGATTTGTGATTGAAGATCACGTGATAGAACTCTTTCATTGTCATCAGTCATTAGCTTTTTAATAGCTGGATCTGTAACTGTGTCAATGTATGCTTGTTCGTATTGAGCAATAGATTCGTCTGGTGCTAACATAGCAATCACATCTTTTGTGATCATAGCATCTACCATTTCATTTTCTGGTACTAATGCTTTTGCTTCTCTATAGATAGCAATTCTGTAATTTGTGTCGTGTTTGTCGTAGTCAGTTGCATAGATAACTTCACCTGCCCAACGCATGTTCATAAAACGTGCCGCATATGTAAAGATTTGTTCTTCAGCAATTTCCATGAGCCTAGCTTTTGCTTTTGCTACTCTGTGTAGAGTTTTGCGTTCTTCGATAATAGCAACACCAGATTGTACATTGTGTCTGCTAAATCTTAGTCCACCTAAGCCAGTTAAGTTTTCTATTTGATCTAAAACTTCTTTCTGTTTAGCCATGGTCTTTTCGACATCGCCTGTGTCTACAGGGATAGTCTCAAGTTGACCCTGAGTTGCTCTAACGATTGAACCAGCTTGTGCTGGTACTGATACGCCTTTGTCTGCTCTAATTAATGTTTTAGCAAACTGAATTGATGTGTATGCATCACATTCTAACTTGTAATACT